AGGCGAAGCAGTTCCGACGATTCGCCACGAGATATGAGAAACTGAAGGACGTCTACCTCGGCGTGGCCCGCCTCGTCTTCGGATTCATCCACGTCCGCAAGCTCGCTGAAACCGTCAACACGGCCTAACGATGACTGACTGCCTTTACAACGTCATGCGATGCCTGGCTATCGAAGACCCCGCCTATTACCTAGCATCGATCGCCGAAGACGAGTGGTTGGAAGCGGTCTGTCCGCTCTGGGAATATGACGGAGTCTGGCAGACCAATCGAACCCGGAAGCGAATGCCCAAGAGAGTAAGTGGCTGGCGTTCCTGCGAAACCTGGGTCGAAGGCGAGAAGAAGTGCCCGAGATGTGGTAATCGACCTCACAAGAATAAGAACACAGACAAACACACACACTAAAGAAGAAGAAGGGTAGGGGGGCCGAAAATGTTGGATTGCCCATCTTGCCCAGACCGTAGCGGCCCCTTCACACGCATTAGCATTTGATTTTGACCTTGATTCCTTATCGCGACGACCGACCGAAGCACGCTCCCGTGTACCAGCCTCCCGCCCGCATCAGCGAAGCGAAGAAGGAACGGCGGAAGCTGTACAACTCGATCGCCTGGAAGCGTTTGAGAGCCCTCAAATTGGCCCAAGACGCCCTCTGCGAGAAATGTTTGGCCGCCGGGAAGGTCGTTCCTGGGGAACACGTTCACCACGTCGAGAAATTGTCCGATCGTCCGGACCTGGCCCTGACCCTCGACAACCTACAAACCCTCTGTGCTCCGTGCCACAACACATTGAGCAGTAAAGGATTTTGACATGGCAGGCCGACATCCGAAACCCCGACAACTGAGCGATGAATTCGCCGGTGCCCCTCCGAAGCCCGCCACCGTGGCCCGAGATGAGGAAGCCAACGCCCTCTGGGACTATTTGTGCGGCGAATTGACCTCCCAACGGGTCCTCAGCCCTGTCGACGGCCCCGCCCTCACGGCTCTTTGCACGGCCTACTCTCGGCTCATCGCCGTCCGATCGAAGCTGGAAGGGGGCGAACTGATCACGGTCAACAAGTCCAGCGGGGCATCGAAGGCCAACCCCTTACTGGCAGTCGAGTCCAGTTTGGCCCGCGACGTCATCAAGTACACGGCCTCTCTGGGACTTAACCCGATAGCAAGAGCCAAGATCCAGCATTTGAGCAGTCCAGAGGACGACGACGGTTGGGATGACGACGACTGACATAAACTCTTTCGACCCCCTCATCACCGAGGCCGACCGCTACGCACTCGCACTGGGATTCGTCTTCGATCCGGCAAAGGCCGATAAGCCCGTACGCTGGATGGAGAAGCATTGCAAACTGTCGATCGGCGAGGATAACGGCCAATCCCTCCTGCTACTCGACTGGCAACGCCATCTGACATGGAGGCTATTCGGATGGGTTCACAAGGATACGGGCCTTCGACGGCACAGAGAGGTGTTTTGTGAGATCCCGAAGAAGAACGGAAAGTCGACCTATCTCTCGGCCTTCGTGCTCTATCTGCTGACCAAGGACGGGGAGAATCGTCCCAAGATCCACTTGAACGCCACCGAGAAGGATCAAGCAGCCCTCATTTGGGAAGAAGCAGACCAGATGATCAAGGCCAGCCCAGCACTGGCGAAGCGGCTCGAATCCCGCGAGTTCTACAAGGACATCAAATTTCGCGAGAACTCGGGCCACATCAAGACCCAGAGTCGAGAGATCGACGGCAAGGACGGCGGCAACGTCTCATGCGTCTGCTTTGATGAGTTGCACCGCTTCACCGGCCGATGGGGAAGGGACGCTTGGCAGGTCTACGCCGGGGCGGGGGCACGAAGATCCCAGCCGCTCAAAATCAGCATCAGCACGGCCGGCTACGACCGTCTTTCGGTCATGTGGGAGCAGCACACGCGGGCCTGGAACGTCATCGAAGGGCGGATCAAGGAAGATGTCCACCTGCTACCCGTCATCTACGGCCCCAAGCCCGACGAACAGGTAGACCCGCACGACCCCGCCGTCTGGCACAGGATGAATCCGGCCCTCGGCAACGGCATGTCGATCGAGGGATTCCGAGCGGATTACGAAGCCGCCCGCTACTCGCCCGAGTCGTTCAACTACTGGCAGAGGACCCGGGTCAACATCTGGACCCAGGACGCCAAGCGATTCGTGGATCAGGACCAGTGGGAAGTGTGTGGGAAGGTTGCTCGACGATCCATCGAAGAGGTTTTGACCAGTGGAGACATGATATTCGCCGGGTTCGACCTGGCCACCAAGAACGACCTTGTTTCATGGGTGGAGATCGCCGGCAACCTCGACGACGGGATTGATGTCTGGTGCCACTGCTGGTTGCCGGAAGAGACGGCCGTCGCCAAGCAAAAGACGGTTGGGACTCCCTATTTGCAGTGGGCCAAGGACGGATGGTTGACTCTGACCCCCGGTTCCCGGATCGACGAAAACATCATCATAAAGTATGCGATCGAGTCCTACGAACGCCTCCATTACCGGATGGCTTACGGCGACTACTATCACGCCCCCACCTTCTCGGGCGGCCTGACGAACAACGGCCTCCCCCACACGATCGTAAGGTCCGGGCCCATCACCCTGAACGGTCCTACGCGATGGTTGGACACGCTGATCGCCGGTGGGAAGGTCAGACATGCCAACAATCCCCTGCTCACATGGTCGGCGTCGAACGCGGTGACGGAGCGGGACAGCAACGACAACATCAAGATCAGCCGAGATAAATCGCACGCGAAAATCGACCCGATGGCCGGTCTGGTGAACGCGATCATCGGCCTGATAGATCACAAGATCGGCAAACTGGAAGAGACGAAGACGATCACCCCCGAAATGGCGAGACTGATTTGGTAATGGGATTACTCGACAAACTATTAAGACGGACGGAAGCCAAGAACACGCCCAGCATAACCGATCCGAATTGGCGGGCCATCCTATCGAACGGGGGCCAGGTCTACGGGCCGAACGACAGCGGTGCCTTCATCAACTCGGCGAACGCCATGACCCTGAGCGTGGTCCTGGCTGGGGTCCGTGGGCTCGCCAACGATTACGGCCAGATCCCCATTCGGCTCGTCAAGCAGACGGACAAGGGGGACGTTCCCGCGAAGGACCATCGGTGTTACGGGCTTTTCGAGCGAAGCCCCGACGGCGTCACCTCTCCCATCCAGTTCAAATCCGCGATGATCCTGCACCGCACTCTCTACGGGTCGGCCTACCTGGAAATCGTGAACTACGGGGATGGTCGCACTCGTCTTCAACTCCTCAATCCGAGGGAGACAAGGGCCGAACTCGACGCCCAAAACCAACTCTACTACGTCAACGCCGGAAATCACCTGCCCGCCGAGAAGGTCATTCACATCGCCGGTGTGGGATTCGACGGGATCTCGGGCTACAACGCGATCAACCTTTGCAGGCAGACGCTCGGCCTCACGCAAGTCCTGGAGACCTACGCGGCGGCGTTTATGAAGAACGGGGCCAAGAGTTCGGGGGTCCTGAAAACCTCTCCTGCTTACACGCCAGAGGCCCGAAAACAGTTGCTCGACGACTGGAAGGAGATGACGGAAGGTAAGGGGTCGCAAGGCTCGACGGCCATCCTCCCTCCCGACGCCGACTATCGCCAGATCAGCGTGAATCCTGCGGCCGCCCAAATGCTCGAAAGCCGCAAATTCCAGATCTACGAGATTTGTCGCGTCATCGGCATACCACCGAACCGCGTCGGCGAGCTTGACGGCTACAACTATGGTGCGGTCGAGAGTGAGAATCTTCTTTACTTGCAGACCACGTTAGGGCCGATCGCCGAAGGCGTGGAACAGATGCTCAACCTGAAACTGCTCACGGAGCAGGAACAGTCCGACGGGTTGACCTTCAAGCATGACTTTTCGATCTTGCTGAAGACCGATGCGGCCACTCGCACGGCGATGAAGGTGGCGATGTTCGATCGAGGGGTCATTTCCGGTAATCAATGGGCGATCTCCGAGAATTATCCAGCATACGACAACGGAGACAGACGCTATGTACCTTTAAACATGGGGGATGCGAATGGCGGGCAAGACATTTCAACGAACTCTTGATTCGGCCGATCTCCGAATACGGTCGGATGAGCAGGGGGGCCCGGTCGTCTTGTCCGGATACGCCGTCCGCTATGAAGACCAGATCGTCCTTTACGACAGCCCTAACTACCGGGTCACGGAAACCATCAAACGCGGGGCATGCCGGACGGCGGTCGAGAGCGGCCAGGACGTGCGATTCCTCATCGATCACAATTCATCCTTGTTGCTCGGTCGGACTCGTGCCGGAACCCTCCTGCTCAGAGATGACCCGGAGGGCTTGTGGTTCGAGGTGACGTTGCCGGATACCCAGGTTGCACGAGATTTGGCCGAGAATATCCGCTTGAAGAACGTCGATCAGATGAGTTTCTCCTTCATCCCTCGAAGCGGCGGTGAGTCGTCGAAGACCAGAAGCGAGAGCGGTAGGGCCATCAGGGACGACGAGTATACGGACCTCGATTTATACGACGTGAGTGCCGTGACCTTCCCTGCTTACAAGAATACGACCATTGGATTCAAGAATCGTTCGAGTGAGTTCGAGAAAGCGGCCTGGTTGGCCGAGCGTAGCGAGAAATTTGCGAAAATTGAAATGGGCCGCGAGGCCCGGAAAGTGAAATGAGATATGGAACTAACAGTCTTCCAAGCCAATTATGATGAAGCATACAAGCGGTTCAGCGACCTGAAGGCCGGCGTAGACGCCTCCGAGTCTCCCACCGCCGATGATTACAAATCCCTCGACGAAGCCGCCGACGCCGTCGAAGTCGCCGAGCGGAGCCTTGACGAAGCCCGCCATCGGGCCGACCGCCACGCCGAGCTTGAGAAGCGGCGGGCCAACCGTTCCGACCGCATCGGAGCCCCCGCCATCCTGCGGAGCGACAAGCCTGAGTATTCGATCTTCCGGGCGTTGAAGGGTGCCTTGGCGATGCGAGAGGGCAAACCATTCACCGGGTATGAGGCCGAAGTCCATCAGGACATGCTCAGTCGCCACTCGGGTCAGGCCCAAGGCGGCGTCTTCATCCCTTTCAGCACAGTCCTCCAAAGCCGCTCGATCAACACCACGAACGCGGCCGGTCTCGTCACGACCAATCAGTCTTCGAGCCTCATCGACGCCCTTCGGGCCAACCTGATCACCCGGCAACTGGGCGTCACGGTCATGTCCGGGCTGAACGGCACCGTCAGCATCCCTCGCAAGCAAGCCGGGACCGTGGCGTGGGTGGCCGAGGGGACCAATCCCACCGACCAAACCCTGAACGTCGATGCCCTCAACCTGACCCCCAAGGCCCTGACCGCCACCTACAACATCACCCGCCACATGCTCAATCAGACCTCTTACGACGTCGAGCTACTGGCGGAAACCGACCTGGTCAAAGCGGCCACCACCGAACTCGATCGCGTCGTCCAGGTGGGGTCCGGTACGTCGAACCAGCCTCGCGGCATCACCAACACCAGCGGCGTGGGTCAGATCAACAACGGGGCCAACGGCGGGGCTCCTACATGGGCCCAGATCTACGCCATGATCTCGCCCGTCGACTCGGCCAACGCCAACAGCGACAAGCGTGGCTTCGCCGTCACCCCTCAGCTTCTAGCCAAGCTGGCAACCACCCCGAAAGCCGCCAACACCGCCGCTTTCATCTACGACAACCAAGCCTTCGGCGTCGCCGGCTACCCCATCCTGTCGACTTCCAACCTGCCCGCGAATACCGGGAAGGGCACCGGGACCAACCTCAGCACCGGGATCTACGGCAACTGGTCGGACGCCATCCTCGGCATCTGGGGCGACGGCATCGAGGTTCTAGTCGACCCCTTCTCCAACGGCCCGGCCAACATCAAGGTCAGCGTGTACGTCCTCGCGGACGTGGGCGTTCGTCAGCCCGCCGCTTTCTGCTTCTGCTCCGATTTCTCAACCGTCTAATCAAAAGGATAAACAACAATGAAAGTCAAACTCAAAGAAGGCCGCGTTTACAACCAAGTCGCCTACGATCCCGGTGCCATCGTCGATGTCGATCCGGAAGAGGGGGCTTACCTACTCAAGACAGGTGCGGCCGTCGAACCAGACGCCAAACCTGCCAAGTAATCAGTGGGGGCCCTTCGGGGCCCTTTTCTCCTCATGCATGAAGCCATCGATTCCAGAACGAACCAGGCCCATCGGGCAGTCCAGAAAGGCCCCGCCAGTGAAATTGGAAGTCATCAACCCCCCGACCGTCGAACCGCTCTCCCTGGGGCTGGTCAAGCAGCACTGCCGGGTGTGGGCGGACCTGACGGAAGAGGACGAGTTGATCGACTTCTACCTCGCTTCCGCGAGAGGTTGGCTTGAGGGCGTCACTGCCCGTGCCTTGATCACTCAGACCCTTCGGGAAACCCGCACCGTCACCGATGGAGGCACCGTCAGGCTACTCAGGGCCCCCGTCCAAGAGATCCTGACCGTAAACGGCGAGTCTATCGGGCTTCCAAAGTTGGAGGGTGAGGCCACGCTGACCGGCCTGCCGGCTGGTTCCGAGGTCATCATCGAGTACAGGGCTGGATTCGGCGACGATCCCGAAGACGTGCCCGCACACACCCGTCATGCCCTCCTGCTCATCGTGGGCCTCTCCTACGAACAGAGGACTCCCATTAGCAGCCAGACCGTGAACGAGGTGCCGAACTACCTGCAAAACCTGATCGCTCGGCTGTCGTGGGGTGGAGAACTACCGCCATGCTGACCGCCGGTGAAATGAAACACGTCGTCGAGTACATCGAGGATGAGCCTAACGGCAGAGGCACCTCCGGTGGGGTTATAAGTACGCCTGTCGTCCGTTGGACCGGATGGGCTGCCTTGCGTCCACTATCAATGCGAGAGGTGTTAGCGGGGGGTGGTCAACAAGCCGAGTCCACTCACAGATTGGCCATACGCTACAGGCCGGGCGTCAAGCCTACCGGGCGGTTCAAGCTCGTGGGCACCGACCGCGTCTTTGAGATCGTGTCCATCCTGAACACGGAAGAGAGGAACGTCGAACTGGTCATCCTCGCCATCGAGAGGGGAGGCTAGACATGCCCTTTGGAAGTCTACGACCATGGGGAAGCAAAAGCCCCTTTGGCAGCCTGACCGGCGTTAGTCCACCTCCTGCTAATCGTCCTACTTGCCTCCGCGAAGCCATTTTCTATCTTTTGTCTCACAATAATGAGTTGACCGCCGACAGAATTCACCCCAATGGGCTTCCGCAAAATCCCGTATATCCTGCGATTACAACTTTGTGGATCGGGGGATGGGATGGCAGGAACTATGCCGGTCGGTCCCACTCCTCGAACCGCCTCCGCATCGCGTGCTGGGCCCAGTCTCCCGAGGACTTGACAGCCCTCTCGCTCGCCGTCAAATCCGCCCTCACCGACTATTCGGGTTGGGTAGGGCTCGTCCACATCGCGGATTGTTGGTTGGTCAACGAAATCGACCTCCAAATCACGCCATCGGGCGGCAAGTCCACTTGGCTCTGTCAGACGATTCTAGATTTTCAAATTATTTCACAGGAATAAATCATGCCAGTTTACACAAATAGCGGAATCACCCTCGGCATCGACAAGACGGGGAGCGGGACATACACCGCCATCTCCGGAATCACGAACATCCAACCCCCGCAAGAGAGCGTTGCCGAAGTCGACACGACCAACTACGCCAGTGCAAAGGCCGAAAGCCGTGGAGGTCTGGGCGATCCCGGGAGTGCGACCGTCGACATTCAGTTCGATCCCGCCGACGCCAATCACGCCTATCTCCAGGTCAACCAAGGCGTTACCAAGAACTGGCAGATCACGATGCCGGGCACCCAAGATTTGACCATCGAATTCGCCGGCTACATCACCGGATGGTCCCCCAATTTGAACGCCCGGGGCGAGGTCGTCACCAGTCAATTTACCATCAAAGCAAGTGGCGTCGTCACCTACGAACTTGAAAGCGGGAGTTGATCCATGATTATTGCAAACAAGGCCGATTTTTTCGCCGTAGTGCCCACCCTCAGAGAGAGCGAAATCGTCATCCCCGGAACCGACAAGAAAGTTCGGCTGCGAGAGATGACCGTAGGGCGGCGAATCGAGTATGAGCGACTGGCGAAGGACAAGAGCGAAGGGGAAATGGCAACCCTCCTGCTAATATCTTCCGCCGTAGACATGGACGGCAACCCCCTATTCTCCCATGAGGACGTCGATGCCCTCAACTCCCTCTCGTTGAACATATTTCCGCCATTCATGAAGGCCCTCGAAGAGTTGAATTCCCTGTCCGTCGAAGCCGTTGAGGACGGTGAAAAAAAATGAGAGAAAGCGAGGTTGAGCTTTTCACGTTCCGCCTCGCATCCCATCTCGGAATGACGGTCGGTCAGGTTGAGCAGGGGGTGAGTTCGTCGGAGTTGACTCGCTGGATGGGTTACTGGCGGATCGACGCGAGGCCGGACATCTATCAAGCGGCGGCACTCATTTCCTATGTGATTGCGGCCTGCCACGGGAACAAGGGTCGGTTCGATGACTTCCTGATCCACATCCCCGTCCCCGAAACCGCCGATCAACGTCAATTGAGGTTCATCCAGGGGTTCAAAGCATGTCCAAAATCAAAGGGTTGAAGCAATTCCGCGAGAACTGTCAACGATTGTCCAAATATATTGATGAGATCGCGTCCAAGCGGTTGAAGGAAGTGGCCGAGGACATCCAGGAGACGGCCAAACAACTGGCCCCGGTCGAGACGGGTTTCATGCGTGATCAGATCGAGCTACGCCGGTTGGGCATGAACGGCTGGGTCGTCGGCATCTGGGGGGACAACTTCCCCGGCGAATTTTATCCGGCGATTGTCTCTTACGGAAAAGAAAACACACCACCAAATCCATTCATGGACATGGCCTACGCACGCCACCAATACGAAGCCCTCTCCCTGCTACCATTTATTATCGGCGTGGACATTGAGACGGTTGCAAAAGGATATAAAAGTTAGATGATTGGCAAACTCACCGTCCCCGTATTAGCCGACACCAACCCCTTCAAGCTGGGCCTTGCGGCGTCTGTCCGTCATGCGAACCTGTGGTCCAAGGTGATGGGCAAGACCGTCGACAGTGCCTTTACGGGATTGGCCGCACGCCAAGGGGGCCCGCTCGCCAAGCTCTCCACCAACCTGTCGAAAATTTCCAAGGTCACGGGGCTGGCAAAGACCGGCCTGGCCGTGGCGGATATCTCGCGGGCCGCTGGAACCGCCTATCTCGGGGTTGGTCGTTTACGGCTCGCCTTCAAGGGGCAGGGGGAGGAGGCAGATAAGCTGCGGGCCCGACTGGATCGCACGTCGAAGGGCCTGAAAACTCTGAAAGATGCGAGTCTGAAGGCCCGTGCCGCCGTCGTGGCCGTTGACCTCGCGACGTTCGCCGCCAAGCTGGGCGGTCTCGCCGGTGGTCTCCTCTGGGAAGCCGTCAAAGGTCTGGGGCATTTGGCCGGGGCGTCCCTCCGATTGGTCGCCGGGGCATTAAGGGCGGGTGGAGCCCTCGCTTCCATGGGACTATCCATCCTAAAGGCGACGGGGGCCTTCTTCGGTTTTGCAAAAGCAGTCGTCAAAGGGGACTGGGCGAACGCCCTGCTCAAAGGACTACTCTCTCTCCAGGGCTTCGGACGGGCCTTTGCCAAGATCCCAGGGTTCACCGCCGGTCTCGCCGCGATGGGCGGGGCAGCACTCCACGGGGCGAAGGGCCTTTATACGTTTGGCAAATCTCTCGGCTCGATCGGCTGGCAAGTCGGCAGCAGGGGGTTGGGGTTGATCGTCTCGGGCCTCTCCTCAGTGGGCTCGATGGCCCTCTCTACCGTCGGTTCGTTGGCCAAGGTCGGCAGCGTGGTCGGGATCGTCGTGGGGGCCCTCGGCGTCAAAGCGGCGGCGTCGGCCGCACACCTGAACGAGACGTTTAATGCGACTGAGCAAGTGTTCGGCAAAAGTGCAGAGGGGGTGATCCAAGCCTCTAAGGAGATGGCCGGGGCCTTCGGAACCAATCAAAAGGCGTTTCTTGAGGGCTCGAACGCCCTCGGCTCCCTGCTCCAAGGTATGGGTTTCGCCCAAGAGGACAGTGCCAAACTGGGTACGAGCCTTTCCAAGCTCGCCGCCGATGCCTCTGCCTTTCGAGATGTGCCACTTGATGTGGCCCTGCAAAAGATCCGCTCCGGGCTGTCGGGTGAAGCCGAGCCGCTGAAGGAGTGGGGAATTCTGATCGACGAAAACACCGTCAAAAACTATGCCCTCACGCATGGACTGGCGAAACAAGGGGCCGAACTCTCAAACGCCGCGAAGGCCCAAGCCCGATTGGCCCTCATCTCACAAGGTCTGTCGAAGGATCAGGGGGCGTTGGCTCGCGAGGCAACCGGCCCGGCCGCTCAAATCAGCGAGTTCTGGGGGAGGCTGCAAAACCTCGTGGACACCGTGGGGGCTTCCTTGGCTCCCGTCCTAGGCGGTGCGTTGGAAACCATAAACGTAGGCATCGCCGTCGTCACCGAGAACTGGCATGGGTGGTCGACCACAATCGTCGACTTTGTTGGAAGTGCAGGCTCCCTGCTCATGGATTGGGGCGGGGCCGTCCTCGATTTCTTCGAACTCTCCGGTGAGGGGACTTCGGCGTGGACCATCGCACTGGGCGTCCTGGCTAATGGCTGGCAGGCCCTTCGAATCGGGTTTGATCTCGCCTCATCTGCAATTTTACAGGGCCTCAGTCTTGTCCTCGGTGCCGTCGGGAAGGTCGTCCAGGGCGTGGATTGGGTGGTGGAGAAGTTGGGCGGTAGTGCCAGCGGGATCGGTGATTACTTCGAGAGGTTGGCCAGCAAGACGGGGGATGCCGCCCGAACCCAGGCCGACAAGTTCGTCAATGAGATGAGCAGGCCGTGGGCCTCGATGGATGGCGAGGTCGAGAAGATCGACGGGGCGATCAATGGAGTTTTCAAAGGGGTAGGCGATGCCTTCCGTGAGACGACGGAGAAGATCAAAGAAGCCCGTGAAGCCGCCGCCAAACCCCTCAGTTTCAAAGTTGAGCAGGAGGTGAAGGAGGGGGATAAGGTCGACAAGGCGAAGAAGGGGAAGGCCGAGTCTCACTCCAGCGGGGCATTCGAGTTTGGATCTAAAGAGTCTACGGCCATCGCAGCCCGCCAGATGTTCCAAGGTCTGACCAACGACCCGGCGAAGCAAACCGCTAAAAACACCGAGCGAGGGGCCAAGCTCCTCGATTCCATTAATAGAAAATTGTCAGCGTCGAATTCAGACGCCGTTGTAGGACTATTAGCCTGATGGCCATTTTATCAATTCTGCCCAAGAAACAGGCCCTCCAACATACGGCCAATATCACCGGTCGTTCTTATACGGTGGACCTAATCGCCGTCGTAAACGACCTCTCTACGGGCCCGATCACCATACGGGGTCAACTGGCGACGTGGGGCTTCCTGGCCGGCCAACCGTTCCAATGGCCGTTGCCTCCTGCCACCGCCGTGGAACAGGACTTGGCCGCTCGACTGGTCCAGATCGACGTAAATCAAGATAGTAATGATGGACTCAATTATACGATCACCCTCCACTACCAGACCAAAGATCCTGAGCAGGAAGGGGCACAAGGTGAAGGCTTGGTCAGTTGGGTCATGGCCCCGTGGTTGGCCTATCCCAGCCTCAAGTGGTCCAGCGAGGACAGCGAGTTCTACCCCACGCACGACCGGACGGGCAAGCCGATTCTGAATAGTGCGGGCGATATATTCGACCCTTCGCCTTCGATTCCGTTGCCGACCCCGATCGCCACGATCACCCGGGTCGAACAAGGTTTTCTGCCGATTTGGATCACCCAGTTCAAGGGCACGGTCAATGCCGCTCCGTGGATGGGATTTCCTGCCGAAAGCGTCCTCTGCAAAGACATCACGGCGGATTCCTCCACCGATTCCGACTGGGGGATCTTGTACAACGTTACCTATACCTTCGCTTTCCGGCCGCCGATCCTGGCCTCCGACGGCGTAACCATCATGGTTGCCGGTTGGGACGCCTTCATTGCGAACGTCGGCAAAAGACAGTTGGTCGACGGGAAACGCGAGGAGATCAGGGATAAGGATGGGCAGAGTATCAGTGACCCGGTCCCACTACAACTAGTAGACGGCACTTATGATGAGGACGACCCGAAAACCTATTATTTGAGATTTCCAGTCTACCCAACCTCGGACTTCTCGTATTTCAACTTCCCTGCTAATCTTTTCTCTTACGTCCCGTGAGAACCTTATGAATGATGAAATTGTAGGTGTTCGCCCCTCGAAAGCGGCGTGGCGGGAAGTGAGCCGGGCCGTCGAGAAGGTCAATGGACAGGTCAATTCAAAC